AGTTATGGCTTGAGGATAATGGTAAGGGGGCGAGGGCTGACCTAAGCTCGGCTGACCTAAGCTCGGCTGACCTACGCTCGGCTAACCTAAGCTCGGCTAACCTAAGCTCGGCTAACCTAAGCTCGGCTAAAACTGATAAAAGATATATACAAATTGCCTGTATCGGTTCACGCAAAGATATTACAACATACTGCCTTGAGGATGATAAAATAACCTGTGGATGTTTCGGCGGAACACTTGCGGAGTTTCAAACAAAAGTAAAGGCAACGCATAAGGACAATAAGCAGTATCTTGCGGAGTATAAAGGATTTATCAAGTATCTAAAATCGTTAAAGTAGGAATAGGGGAGGGGTAAATGCACAAGGTGAAAGAAGGCAAATATGGGTGGCAAATATTTTTCAAGCACTTTATTCTTGAATTGCACTTATTTAAGTTTTCGTTGGCGATTACTATTAAGAGGGGGTATTTTCACCTTGCCTTTCCATTGCTGTTTTCAGTTTATATAACCGACAAGGGTGATACGGATTTTGGCAAAGAATTATCCTTATCTGTTTTTAATGGTGGTATATTCTGGAACATTTGGACGGATGGTTTGATTTTTAATAGCAAGACTCCACAATATAGGCGGGGGAGTTGGTATCCGTTAGATACAATCTTGGGGAATAGAAAGTATTCAAGCAGGGTAATTGAAGAAAGGTCAATGCTAATTCCAATGCCTGAAAAAAGTTATGAGGCTACTATCCAACTTTGTGAGGACACATGGAAACGACCTCGTTGGTTTGCTAAAACGATTACAAGGATTGACGCAAAAATACCCGAAGGGATACCACACGAGGGCAAAGGCGAGAATGAGTGGGACTCTGGGGGGGACCGCACTTACGGGATGTGTTGCCCTGCAAAAGATATATTTGATGGTGTTGGCAAAATAGTCGCTGATTGCTTGAGAACACGAGTAAGGCATGGCGGTTGGAAAGATTATAAATGGGTAAAGGAGGCAACCAAATGAGCGATAGGAAAATACCCAAAGGAAAGTTTTGCAACGGGTGTTTTTCCTTATGGATGATAATGCTTGCGATGGTTGGCATTGCGAAAACATATTTTTTTATAGCGAGGCGGGTTGCCCTATGTTGGGTACAAATAATTACAGCATTATGAATGAAAAGTTTAGGATTAAGAAATGCCCTGCCTGTCTAAAGGAGGACAAATGACAAACGAGCCGAAAGTGAGAGCGGACATATCAGGCGAAAACATATACGTTCATATTAAATACGAAAATGAAAGTGAAATGATATACGGTTTAATCGCTCCAACATATAAGGTTAAAGCGAATGAAAAGATAAATGAGTTAATCGCCTCTAAAATCAACGCACCTGACCCGATAGCCATTAGACAACAGGCGTTGAAGGAAGTGGAGCAGAAAGTAATTCAGGAAAGAAATATTAGTGTGGTTAAAACTCGAACGACAGGATATGAAACGGCAGAGTTAATAGGATTTGACAAAGCAATTGGAGTTATCAAACAAGCCATAGACCAATTACGAAGGAAAAGATAGCAGAATTTATCGGGAAAGATTTTAATGAAAGCGATAGATAAAATAGGAGGATAGATGAAACTAACAATATATTCTAAAACCGGGAAAGTTTTAAAGATCTATTCTGCGTGGTCTATAGATGAAACAAATAATCCACACCAAAACGGCGGGAGCAAGGCTATCAGTGGAGAATGTTTTAGGTTGGATAATGGAAGTGGAGATGGGAAATATAAAGTTGTATATATATCCGATGGTCAAGAATACATATTAGAAGAAAGCGTGAAGGAATGATTGCACAGAGAATACAGAATAAAGGAGTAAATAAATGGCCGACATAACGATGTGTTCGGATACTGACTGCCAGAAACGTTTTCAATGTTATAGGTATGTGGCTGAGCAGGACGCTCGGCAATCGTGGTTTGTTCAATCTCCACGCAAGAAAGACAAATGTGAAGAATTTTGGGCCGCCGGTATTGATGAGATCAAAGCCTATAAAAAAAGATTGAAAAATTACAAAACTCAAAAACCCCAGTCAAATAAGGAGTTAGAAAAAGAACTTGAAGAAGAATCTAGCATAGCTAGAAAATTTTTCTTGACACGATTTAACAAAAAAGAATAGAATGGGTGCTGACTGGGGAGGGCGTGTGAAACTAACCAAGCGAGAATATGTAGACCTCGTATCTAAGATAACGTGGAAAATCGAAGACAACGGTCTCGAACATAAAATGTTCATGAGTTTTACCGGAGCATTTGAAGATCAAACATATAGGATGGTTGTATTCTTTACAAAGAACAGCATACCGCACTTTGTTGCTCTATACTCAGACGGGACTGCTGTTGTAGTTGATAACAGTATCGGGCTGGATTGTTTTGATGTGGCGCCAATATTAGGAAAGTGTTTCAGTGATAGTGATAAGATGGCTGTGTGCGATGCCCTTTTAAAACACAATGAGGCCGCCATAGCAATTAGAGAAGTGTTTGGCAGCGTCATAGGAGAATAAATGCACTTTAGAACTTTTTATTTATTTTCCAAAAAGGGGAAAGAAACCTCAAAACAAGCATTAAAAAGAATTTATGGTAAGCTCACCGAGGATATTACCACTGGCGACAACAAGATTTGCGATAGCTTTGTCGTAGGCGGAATGTACTCTGGCGTTTTAAATATGTTGCAATATGATCCGACTCTTATCAATAAAGGTAATCTAGAGATATACGGAAAGAATGGCTACGCTCTGCTCAAAGAGGTTCAAGCAAGACACATGGGCGTGCAAAAAAAATTATTCCCAAAGATCAAACAACCAATATTTTACAGAGATAGTTATGCAAATAACCCATGCGGAGACGATGTACTGCTCATAAATAAAGATATATTAATGGTGATTCGTGGTACTGAGATCCAAAGCATAAACACGACTAAGATGCTGTTTGGTAAAAACATGATTGGTAGAGTGTGGGTTATCAATCTTGACTGCCGCACATGATGGAGGTTTATGCAAGAAGAAATCGTGGTATCATTTCAAATAGTATTTTGGAACCTTGTTGTGTTGACCACTGCGCTGCTTTTGCTTGGTATATTTAGCTCATGACTATAATGGATATGGCCATAAGGAAGGCTAAGCAATCAAAGTGCCGGTATAAGATATCTGCGATAGGGCTGAACTACAAAGGAGAAGTTGTCGGGAGCGCAGTCAACAAACCAAGGTTTGATAGGCAACACGGTGGTCTTCATGCAGAAACAAATCTTATACGCCGTTATGGATCTAGACTCAAAACAATAATTATTTGCAGAGTAGGGGATGCCGGGGATTTGCTTGCCATTGACCCGTGCAAAAATTGTCAAAAGGTGGCTGATAAAATGGGCATTAAGATAGTAAGCATTCAAAAAGAGGAGGCCGCAATATGAGATATATTACGCTGGTGATAGCGATAGAAAGGAGGGGTAAATGAGAAAATGCGGGTTAGAATTAACGATTGCAGATAGCGAAGGGGAACCTCTTGAATGCTCTTTACTGAAGGGACATCGGGGTTCTCACGCAACTATTGTCGAAGCCTATATGGATAGCGACCAGAAGGCTATAGACAACGAAAAGTATGTTTATTATAAAATAACTTGGAAGAAAGAGATGGAGGAATAGGGAGGAGGTCGAATGAGAAAATGGGAATATAAAACAGCAATACACAAGGGGTGGCTTCTGGATGATTTATTAAACGAATATGGAGAAGACGGATGGGAACTTGTTTCAGTTAACATCGCATCCACAGGGCCAGACGGTCTTTATTGCGTATTTAAACGGGAGGTCGAATGAAAGATATAATGATAGACGTGGAAACACTTGGAACAGCTCCAGGCTCTGTTGTCACACAAATTGGTGCCGTATATTTTGACAGAGACACTGGTGAACTTGGTAGCGAAATGCTAGTTAACCTTAACATAGATGATTGCCTCAATGCCGGTCTGGTTGTTGATGGCGGGTCTCTTAAGTTTTGGTTTGACCAACCACGAGAAAACGCATCATTCACGAAGAATGCTGTACCTCTCACAAAAGGATTACAGACGCTGAGAGATTTCTACGATGGTAAAGCTCTCGTGTGGTCACATGCAACTTTTGATTTTCCCATTCTGCACAGCGCATATAGGGCGATTGGTCAGAAGCTCTGCTTCCCATATCGCAACCTGCGTGACATTCGCACACTGGTAGACTTGTCCAATAGGCCGTTTACGAAAGATAAGGACGGAGATCCTAAGAATCACAATGGGCTTGATGATTGTAAATATCAGGTAAAATATTGCGTGGAGTGTTTTAATATTCTCAGGGCAGGGAGGCCTGTGTGAAAACAATAACCTTATTTGGCATGAACAGCAATGAGGTGATAGCGTACGCTAATGTTAAGACTGTCGATGTTTTTGGCAATCGAACAGAAATCACGCTTGATAATGGTGATAAGATACATACTACTTTATGGTACATTGTCACAGAAGAATCCCAAAGGTTGTGGGGGGGGTAAAAAATGGCAGTTAAAAAGTGGGTTAGTAGGAGCGGAGCGATATTTGAGGAGGTTGCTATCTCAGGCCTTTTGGCCCTGCATAGCGAGGGGAAACTGTGTTGCAAGTTAATCACGCCGGGCAAGATTGGACTTCAGTATAACATCAAGGCTTATATAGGAAAGATATACTGGTTTAAGCCAGAACATCTCACCCCATGGGAGGAACCGAATGCAGATAAAGGTGTCAAGCCGGGAAGCGTGTTACCTGAAAAGAGTGTTGGAGCATGACAGAGACGGATTAAAAAACTTAGCACACGAGGAAGAATTAGCTGAGGCAGATAGAAAATGTAATATTGAAGAATATAAGTGTGCTGTTGGAATACTAAGACAAATACGAAAGAAACAATATGCCACCGGAGGTTAGATGCCAAAGTTGCTAGTATTGTTAATGCTTCTGCTTACATCTTTTTCGTTAAGATGCGATGACAAAGATATTATACGGGAATTAAAAGATAAGACAAGGGAGATAAACAATGCCAGGATAGTGGTCGGGACTCTAGAAGATGAGAAGAATAGTCTAGAATACTCGCTCATAGTGTACCAGCACTACGCATCAGCTGGCACCATAAGCAAGAACAATATCACATCTGAAAGTTTATACAATATAGAGCGGTGTTTAAAGAAATATAAGTTTTTAGCCCCGCACTATAATTTTGACACATTCAAACCTATAGTTTTAGGTAATATGTGGATATCGGCCGAGAGCGGGTTTAACACATCATCAACATGTAAGTATACCAATGTTGGCGGTATTGCTCCCGGAAGCATAGATTTATGGGTGATGTGCATGAACCAATGTCATTACAATGAACCGATACCAAGTAAGAACTACTGGCGCATAGCTGATAGAATGTTTCCATATTTAGCGGATAGGCCAGACAGCGACCCCGAGAAAAACATAGTGGTTTGGTATCTGTGGCTAGATAAGCAATCGGAGAAGACCAATAATGGGGTTTGGCAACTTTACAATAAGTGGAGATTCGGTATTAAGGGCAAATTGAAACCAAGATTAGATGTAATTGAGTTGTATGAAAAGTTAAAAATTATAAAATAGGAGGGGTCTATGCCGTATGAATTAGATATTATATTTGACAATGGGCGATATGCTTTTAACATATACGAAATAGACCGCATGGACAGGTCTAGAATTTTGGTTACAGAATTCGCCTATTCTGCCAAGAAAATACAGTTTTCCGTTTTGGATAATAAAATTTCACCTGCGTCTCCGGCGCACACGCTAGCTGTAGAGTGGTTGACGACCGGTAAGCGCAGGATATCGTTATTAAGTGGCTTTAATGGGACGGAGATGACGTCCAATTCGTTTATTGTAACAGTGGAAGAAAAAGATAATTTGGTAGAATGTCTTGATGAAATGGGGCGTGAACAAATGACACCTAAAATGTGGGTGTCAATGGCTCTTACGCCTAGAGCTAAAGCTCACCTAATTAAGACTTTGACCGGCAAAAACATATTAACGCTGGCAGAGAAGTCTTTAGGCAACACCAGATATAAGAAGTTTTTGATAGACCTAGTAAGATTTTACGATGAGGTTGCGGTTCCCAAAGACATCAGACCCTGGGACAGCGTGGTTGAGGAAGATGCTCTTTGGAAGGAAGAGGTAGCGGCAATAAAGAGCGGCAAGCTTAAGGAGGCTGTATGAACATGCAAATGTTTCTTAATTTTTTACGAACCAAAATAGCCCCGAATATGTTTGAAAAGATTATCGTTGATAATCTTAGATTTGCGGCTATATATGATTGGATGTTAAACAATGATTCATTGTATTATAAGGCAAAACGCCAAGAAGATTCCATGAGTGATAGTGGATATCACAGGTTATCACCTGAGGAATTTAACATTTTGGTGGACAATCAAATCCTGGAGGTCACCACAAAACTTCCGTCATTTGTTATAGCATCTTTAATGCCTACGGGGAGGGATAAAATTATGGGAACCATTAAGGAAATGAGAGACTATATAGTTAATTCAAAATGGGAATGGGAAATGCTGTCTAATACAGATGATTCTGTAGCATTCAGCATTGAAAATATAGTCTTCAGAATTAAAATGGAGGATGATAAACTCCAGTTTTTAAAGCCCTTGGAGGGAATGAGCTTAAACCTGGCCGCCGGGAAGCCATTAACGTCTTCAGATAAGTTTGATTCATTGATAAACCTTGTATATAAAACATATCCGCAAGATATAGAGATGAAGATTGCCGCTGAGGTATCTGATACTGATCTTGCAGACGAACTGCTCGACCAAATGCTACAGAATAAAATGTCTGCGTGGAGAAGGTTTATACGTGAAGACTTAACAAACAAGATTAAAGATAGTAAGGTAACCCCAACAGCGCCAGAAGGTAATTAATTATTTACAAACATTGCTAAATATCCGTTGAAATTTGATCAAATTATGAGTATATATTAGTATATATCTAAAAAGGGGAAAAGAAAAAAGATGTTATTTGTATGGGTGTTAGATGGTGGGTGTTAGATGGTGGGTGTTAGTGTAAAGATGATGGGTGTGAAGAAGAAGAGAAGAAGACCTTGTAATAACAACACACGAGGTTGTGATGATGGATGAGGGGTCCGGGGAGAAGGAAGAAGAGAAGGGGTGTATTCACTTTTTAAAGGAGGTATATGGAAGACCAATACAAAGTTACTATAGCCCCAACTAAATATTCATATAGAATCAATTGGTTTACATGCTTTAAGTTTTTACTGTCACTGCCCATCTGGCCTATAGCGCTAGCGGTTAATATCTTTGGATATCTTATTGGCACAGGTTGCATTCTGTATAGTTCTAGTGATTGGAAAGAATGCTGGGCTAGATTACGTGATGATTGTTACGGTGATGCTCTTATTAAATGGAATTACAAATTTATAACAAAGGAGAAAATACAATGAAAAATAAAAAAAATACGTATGCGGTTGTAATGGTATGTAATAACTGTGATGCAGTATCTACCATATTGGTCCCAAAGGGAATTTTGGTTGCTAATTCCGCAAACGGGGCCGGGGACGCAAAGTGCAAAAATTGTGGTTGCGTCGGTACACTGTATAAAGAAGATTAATCCAATGATAGCTAAATTAGAGATGGGAATATTGAGCGGGTGCCAAGAGGTACAAGAGTTCACTCCGTATCTTTATTTTTCTCTTGACGTTTGCGTTGAAGCTATGTATACTGGTGGTATAGATAACATTACACAGAAAGCATATAGGATTAGATTTAGGCGGTGTAATATGATTAACAGAGATGTTTGCATATACAAGTTTGAGGCGATAGTATGAGAATGTGGATGGTTAATCCAAAAATACTGTGTAGGAAGCACTTACTCGGCGAACATGTTGAAACCCATATGTTCGTTGGATCCATTAAAAAAGATCATAAAATGGACGGATATATCACCGGTGGTTTGCTTGATGTTGGCAAACTATCTTCCAGACATGATGAACTGGCGAAGGAAATGATCGATCGTGGATATAAACATAATAGTCCAATAGATCAATTAGGCAAGAAGTTAATTACTTCTGACCGTAAAATTAATATAGAGGAGAATTTAAAGGATCTGCGAAACAGATGCGGAGAATGTAAAAGGTTACAGGAACATAGTTTGTGCGAGGAGGTAAAATGAAAAATCCAAGTAATGTAAATATATGGGGAGCATTTATATTAAGCGGGTGTCTTATAGTTGTGTTATTTATTAGTAGCATTCTACAGCAACGTACCATAGACAGTTTAAAAAATCAGATCAATAGGGATGGCCTAGGGCAGATGTTTACCACAAACACAATTGATAATCGATGCGATGATATAGATAAAGACATTAATACAATATGGAAAAAGGTAGGGTTAGCCGTTAAAGACAGGGCGAAGTATGTAGAAAATCCTGAGCTTTATCAATCTGATGCTTCTAGGGACGCAGAGAAAAAAGAACTAAGCAATATAGAAAATCAGATAGAGGCGCTTAAGGATAAACAAATCGCAATTAGGCACAAGTATGGAGAAGATGTGGATTATGGATGTGACAAATGAAAAAGTTTAAAGACATGACATTATGGGAACAATATAACAGCATGAAAAATTCATTCAGGTTTATGTGGTGGATGTTAATTATTACAGGAGTGACGGTATGGCTTCCTGGCATCTGGTACTTCACAGTAGCAATATCCTCATGTATAATTGCACTTGTATGGCTGCACTTTAGAACTAAGGCCGCAATTAAGCATATGCGAAGTGCAACTACAGAAGAGATGGATGATTTTGTAAGACGCAGAATGGAGGCCTACCACAAATGAAAGCCACAAGGCGGAAGAAATTTAACATCGATGCCTTAGAGCCTATCATAGATAAGGATATTTGGCCTATAGTTAAAGCTATTAATGATAAAGGTATTGTTACTGAGATGTCCTGGGACTGCACGGTGGAATGTCCATCAATATAGATGATGAACTAGTTTACCATAGGGCTTGGGATAAGAAAACTCTGGATGAAATTATTAAAAGATTAAAGGAGATATAAATGAAACAGAATATTTCAGCTTATTTGATACCATCTATAGTTTGTGAGGGGCGAGAAAATCTAAATATAAGGTGTATTATGGGCGGTGTCAAGCGTGATATTTTTGCTGGAACGTATACTAAAGAAGTAGCTGAATATTTAAAAAATAAAATTAATAAAAAGGAGGATTAATAATGGCCCTATTTGATAAATGCCCGCATGTGTGGAAGGTAATTGATAAAACTATTCTTGAATCTCCATGTGAATTATTCGCTAAAATGACAAAAGGGACCGATGCTAAACTGAAATCTGAGCCAGAAGATTTTTTCAAACAAACCTATATCTGCATAATGGTGTGTGAGAAGTGCGGAGAAGTAAACAAGACAGTTGTTTAAGGAGGGTTCTATGCGCTTAGACGGAACTCCTGAACCTATTGTTACATTTCGAGGGTGGAAAGAATCCACAGGGTTTAATAACATGATTAGGACTGTGGTTTATGATTTTGCTATTTTGCACCCTAGAGTATATGGATCAGAACTAAGACGTATAAAATACACAACGATTCAACCTGATGGATATTGGCATTCAGATGATTTTAGTAACTACTCATTTATAAGTGACATCTATGATTATGTCGTACTTGCTATTCCTGAGCCAGAATTTATGGACAGATTACTTGCCAAGTGTCCTGTGGCCATGTATCTTCGTGATAAGACAGATGTAATAAAGCTATATGCGATGGCCAAATGAAACCAGACTTTATTCAAAGTCAAGATGAAATACAGCAGGAGCGGTTATATAACGCAACACATAAGAATATTTTTATTGTAGTTATGAAGGTTTTTATCTTTCTATTTTGTTGTTTATTCGCCTTTGCGGCGTTCCAGACCATTATAGTATTAACACCAATTTTATTAAAGGATCCTTTAGTTACAGTATTTTTGGCGTTAATGTCGCTACCGGTAGTGGCGCTTTTGTGGATGGGTGTTAAGCACGTCTTCGCTAAATTGATGAATGCTATAGAAAACGTCAAGGTGGATGAGGGGAATAGAATATGTCATAAGGTTCAAGACGCTAGTAATTTCGTGCCACACTCTCAAAATGAGGTTAAACACGGAGTGTCAGCATTCTCATGGATAGGCATGGTTATATTAGGGATTTTGAGTGCTGTTTTTGTATCAAAGATATTTAAAAAACATGTTGATAAATCTGATAAATAAGAGTATATATAATTGGAGGGTAAATGCTTGATTAATACAATTTTAGTAGGGATTCTGATAGGCGCCACCCTCGCTTTAATAGCAGAGCTTTGGTTTGATAACAAGAGGGTTCGTGGGCTTCTTAAGGCCGCCCTCTTTATTAGGAACAAAGATCGCCAAGTTGTAATGCTGCACAGCGAGTTTATTCAGAAGCTTGTTCATGATGAGATTGTCGCAAAGCACATGCAGTCTAAAGAATTTAAAGATGAAGAGGAATATAAGAAATTGTACGCCAACATCAATAAGTTAATAGATGAAATAATTATTGGAGAACAGATTTTATTCCCTGCGTTGGTAAAGGCTGGGTTAATAGAAAAGAATTCAATAAAAATGCAAGAGCGGGAGGCTTTATTCAATGCCAACAAAACAGACGAAAAGAAATAAATATCTTCCTAGTATATTGGAGGAAGCTGATAAGCTTGTCAATGAGGACCGTCAGAAACAATACGGTCACCCATACGATAATTGGAATCACATAGCAAGCATAGCCTCGGCAATACTTAAGAAGCCGCATACAGCGGAAGAGTGTATAGTTGTCTTATTGGCCACAAAGTTAAGCCGAGAAATATTTAAAACCAAGAGAGATAATTTGATCGATGCGGCAGGTTATTTAAAAATTTGGGATATAGTTAAGACAATGAGTAAACATGACTCAAACAGATAATCAAATAGCACATGTTTTTAGTTGGTGGTGGAAATTTAAAAGTAAGGTTGCGGATGCATGGTTTTTCATCACGGATTTGAAGCACAGATATAAACACGGGTGTTCTGAACGTGAGTTGTATGCTTTGGACTATCACGCTTCTAAATGGTTAGTTAAAAGATTGACGGCCATGAAAGAGTATGAAGAAAACAATAAAGAAAACGAAGGGTGTGAGGATTGTGAGCATGCGCATAAGGAATGGATAGTAGAGTTAGATAAAATGATAGCGGCTTTTAATTTAATTATATGGAACAATGAATGGCATCCAGAAGATCCAAATTTTCATTCAATAGATATAAAAGATAATCCGGACGCAAAAAGGGTATATGACGAGGGCATGGAAAGTTTTAAGGCGCATTTTCAAGATCTTTGGATATAGGAGGCGCAGTGATAGAGATAGGCCCAAATCTATCAGGTTTGATAAAAAGTTCATTTGAGATTATTGTAGTAATTGTAGTGTTGTATTTTTTACTTCGTTAGGAGGTCTGATGAAAAAAAAGAAAGAGGATGAAAGATGTTGCGGTAATTGCGGAAATTCGATATCAGTTACTAGAACCGTATGTAATAGGATATGCTCTTCAACGCAGAGCTCCAACACCCCAAGACTTAGGAAGTGGGAGCCACTGCCGGTTGGGTTTGTACGCCCACCAATAGATATGGAGATTGAGATAAATGAATAATTATTTTGGATTTTTCTCGGATGGTGACTACAGAGTTATAGAAGTAGTAGACGAGCAGGAATACAAACAATATTTAAGAGCGGTTAATCAAAAATACCCAAAAGCTTTTGTCTCAGAAATGTTCGAGGCTAGCTCTGGAGAGGAGGCCAAACAAAAGTTTAAAGATAAATTAGGAGTTCATTCTAAACAAGAAAAAGAAAAAATCGAGGCTAAAGAGAAGGAGGAAGCAGAAATGAAACGAAAAGAGGAGGCAGTAAAAATGGACGAAAATAAAGCGTTGATGGTAAAGATTTTCAAATGGGGAGCGGCAGTTGTAGGCGTTATATTAGCCATAATACTCTGCACCAACCTGTTTAAAAATCTGTCAGCAGACAAGGTAATGTGTATACAGAATCCTATCACAGGCTCTTTAACATGGTACACGGAGCCGGGTCTTAAGTGGCAGGGCTTCGGGAAGGTAACGAAGTTTGAGAAGCTGGAAACTTATGAATTCCAGATTCCAGTAAGATTTAATGACGGCGGACACGGAACGGTGGTAGGTTCCATTAACTATGAAGTTCCGCTCGATGTTCCGTCTCTTACATCATTGCTTCAGAAGTATGGTAGTCAGGAAGCAATACAAAAGAACCTTGTAGAGGTTGTTACCAATAAGTGTGTGTATATGACTGGCCCGCTTATGTCTTCGAAAGAAAGCTATGCTGAAAAACGCACGAGCTTAATATTCTATATCGAGGATCAGATTAAGAATGGTGTTTATCGCACAACTCAGGAAGAGGTAAAAACTAAAGACCCCATTACCGGGGCAGATAAAACCATCACCGTCGCTAAGATTGTGATAGATAAGGACGGCAAACCGATGAGGCAGGAAGATGCTATACTGACAGGGTATGGTATCAAAACTAGCAATTTCGCAGTAACCAAGCTTCCCTATGATGATGCAGTAGAGAAACAGATTACACAACAGCAGGGCATCACAATGTCTGTGCAGACCGCAATGGCACAGGCCAAAGAAGCGGAACAGAATGCAATCACCGTAGGTAAACAGGGTGAGGCTAATGCGGCGAAAGCAAAGTGGGAACAAGAGGTTGTTAAAGCGAAGGCTGTCGTAGAGGCTCAACAGCAACTCGAAGTTGCGACCCTTCAGAAACAGGCTGCAGCGCAAGAGAAGGAAAAACAGATCATGCTTGGTGAGGGTGAGGCTACCAGGAAGAAGCTTGTGATGGCGGCCGACGGTGCGCTTGAGAAAAAGATAGAGGCGCTCGTAGCAATTAATAGCCGTTATGCACAGGCGATGGAAGCTTATAAGGGAGCGTGGGTTCCTAGCGTCGTGATGAATGATGCGAAGGGAGCCACTGCAGGATCAGGAGCGAACGATCTAATCGAGCTTCTGAAAGCAAAATCCGCAAAAGAATTATCGATAGATATGACGATACCTGATAGAAAGAAAGAAGATAAATAACAAAATACCGTGCTGGGCGACAGTTAGCCCGATTTGACTGAGCAAGGGGAGGCGCCTAGCGCTTCCCCACTCGGTCCACGGAATGGAGTGAAATGTCAGTAAGAAAAAAGTTCGACAAAGAATTATATAAAGAAAACGATGAGATAGCTAAACGCATAGCGTCTCTTGTGGCTACCAAAAAATACGGCTATGAAGTAAAACAAAATCCAGACCAATATGGTGTGGATCTTTTGTTATTTAAAAACGGTTTAATATCTGGTTATGCTGAAGCTGAAATTAAAACGGTATGGGACACGTTTAATTTTCCGTACGAAAATATACAGTTTCCAGAACGCAAGATTAAGTTTACAAATCTAGGATTGCCAACAATGTTTTGCATGGCTAATTCATTGAAGGATAGGGCGTTGGTGGTTTGGGGGAAGGATCTGAGAGCAAGCCCAATAGTGGAGGTCTCTAACAAGTATAATGCTAAGGGCGAGTTGTTCTTTCAGGTTCCGTTAGAAAAAGCCATATTTTATACTATTAAATTAAGGACGGAATAATATGGAATTTAAAACGTCATTGTCTAAAATATATAGTAATTCAATTTATTGGGACGTTTATAACGATGACGAAAAACTCATTGGCACATTCGGTGTATTATGGTTAGATCAGAAGCTTTATACAGATATAGAATTGAAAAAGAAATATAGGGGTAAGGGGTATTTTAAATTGGTGTACGATTATTTTATTAATCACCTTTGGGATGACATGTGGCATACACAAACATTATATGCTTTTGTTGGGAAAAATAACATAGCATCACAAAAAGCCCATCAGAAATATGGATGTAAGTTGGTTAAGACGAATAGACATACTTATATTTACTTAGTTAAAAAGGCGGTTAAGAATGGCTGATATGCCGGTTCAAGTGCATTTGAAGAGTATTATACTTGTTAACAAGGAGGAAATATGAGTGAAGACACAGAAATGAAAGACGCAAAGGAATGTAATTGTAACTGTGAAAAGGAAGACCCTCGTGCACCGGCATATAAGGATGATGTGGCTAATCTAGCGTTCAATCATCTACAAATGATAGCTGCGCTTGAGGCGAGAGTATCTGAACTAGAGAAAAAGATTGCGGCATTAAGTGCTACACCTGAAAATCACTATCATTATCACTATGATATGAAGGGTGATTTGCCTCCGGCTTATAATCCGGGGTATCCGGTTAATCCGTATCCGATATCACCGTCGTGGCCAGACAGGCCCAACTATCCGATTATAACTAGTGAAAATGATAAAAAGAATTGTGACTACCATAATCTATCAGGAGATGTAAAGTGAATATAGAGTGGGACATTAAAATAAAGAACGTCGGTGGCGGCTTTATCATTGAGGTTCCGTCTGATGCGGAAGAGGGGAGATATAATCAGATTGTGATAGAGGAGAGAGACACGTCACCCATGACAGACGATAGTGCTCGTTTAGATGAAACCATGGCCGCTAGAGATTTAATCTTTCGTATATTGTCGGCTGTCGGATATTCTTTTAGTGATCACAGCGCATATAATATCAAGGTGTCAATAGAGGATAAAGATGGCGACGAAGTAGAAGTTAGGCCAGGTAACTACACCATAGATAAGGTAAAAGATTTAAATGAGGGCGCTGAATGAATATCGAAAAGTATGAATATTACGGAGTTAATGTCTCGGTATTTTCGGAACTAAAAGGTAAACACAAGGAGATGTGCTTATGTTGGAAATGTGCCCTTCTAATAATCGACCCGGCATATCCAGCACAGAACTGTGAAATTGCCCGTGAGAATTATGAGCTGTGTAAGAAGCACCACGTTGTGACTCCAGTATTTGAATGTCCAAAATTTATTTCAAAGGAGAAGATATAATGGAAAATTTAATGAGGATTGCAGGCGAGATCAAGGCTCTGCCGATAGAAGACAAGCGTAGACTAGCGGCTGTTATGGCAGGGGCTGTTTCACAACACATGGATGTAACTAAAATAAGGGACACACATGATTTAGAAATAGCTCTCATAGCATCAATGGGATAGGTTATAAAAATCCTTATATAGTGTAAGAGGATACGGTCCGGGGTAGTGTAATGGTAGCACGGGTGGCTTGTGTCCGGGGAGCGATAATGAGATTTAGTAAGATTTGGATGATACCGAAGGGTGAATTAATTAATATAGTGTAAATTGAGGCGTAAGGTTAATAGACCAGATTTAGTGACCTTAAATAATGAAATAGGAACATTGGGATATGTTGGTACTGGCAGAAAATACGGAGTAAGTGACCATGCTGTTAGAAAATGGGTTGGTTTGAAATGATACAGGGTCATCTAAAAGTAGGATGGATCCCTTTGAAGGATCCTATGAAGGTGCGAGTCCTTCCCCTGTAGCTAAAACAAATAAGTATCAAAAGGATTCTTACATTTCAAAGACAAAAGAAACAAGTTTGCCAATTTTTTTGTGAACCACCTAATCCCGGTTCGAGTCCAGGCCCCGGAACCAAGGAGAACGAATGAATATTTTAGTTGTAGAAGACGACCCCAATAGGATAGCGTGGTTTAAGAATAAAATATCTGTTGGTCTCGATATATGTACCACAGCCAAAGACGCTGTCGCTCGTGTTAATTCAAAGAAATATGACTTCATATTCTTGGATCACGATTTGGGCGGTCGTGTCTTCGTTCCTTCAGAAGATGAAGAAACAGGATACACTGTGGCAAAAGCCATAGCAGAATCCAGTAATAAAAATACGGATGTTATAGTGCATAGCATGAACCCGGTCGGAGCCGAAAACATTTGTAGAGTTCTACCGCAGGCTCTCAGGAGGCCCTTCGGCACTTTTGATTTAAGGCAGGTTGATGATGATGGACAAAAATAAAATAACTGTAATAGACATTGTCTCTATATTGGAAATAGTACTCTTGATAGCGGCTTTACTATATCTCGGTCTTAGACATTAATCTTCACGGAGGTCTAATGGGGAAAAAGGAAAGGTTGCAAGAAAAAGCCGATATATTGCAGGATAAAATCAACAAGGTAGAAGGCGAGTTAAATGAGCTGGATTTAGAGGATAAGGAAAACGAATTGCAAGAGGCTCAGGATTTGGTGGCGAATATAGAATCTCAGTTAGAGGATATGATATCTTCCATAGATGAGCTGGAGATCGAGAAGACAAGGCTGGAATCACAATTAGACGCTATACAAGATCAAATGGACTAGTTGCTTCTGAAATCCAACACCTTGCCGTAAAATAATTGCACTACCGAAGGGAGCAAACAGCCACATCAGAGTGCATGGAATGTGGCGGACTAGAGGTTGGCAATTGTGTTGGGTTACAATGGAGGCTGGCGGTGACACATGATAAAACAAACGGCAGTATTTATATATATTTGATACCAAAAGAAAGGATGAAATCACTGCATTATAACACAGCTCTGAAGCCGGTTACTAAATCGTGCATGGTAGCGGTCGACACTGACAAAGACGGCAACACGCTTGGCGTAGAAATCATCTATGAGAAGCATCAAAAGATACACTCATTCATCGTACCCAAATAGGAGAGCATGAATATATCCGTTGACGACATAGAAAAGGGCATACACGATATAGTGAAACAGCCGGACGGCATTAGGCGTCTTGCTGAGGTCATTCATTTAATTCTGAGTGATATGGAATCAACAGCAATGAATACGAAAAAGGCTGTTATTGTTATTAATCAACACAAGGACAACTAATGCAGAACAATGCGAAACATAAAATAGAACAGTTGGGGATGTCTGAGGGCAAGGCTCGTAGACGGCTTGAGAAGAAGTTTATATTTATGCTTATAGAGAAAGCTGGTATGAATGTTTGTTATAAGTGTCTTAAGCCAATGACAGCGGATACGTATTCTGTAGAACATAAGAAGGAATGGTTGTATTCAGAGGATCCGGTAAATGCTTATTTTGATATGGCTAATATAGCGTTTTCCCATAGGAAATGTAATAGGGGAACCAGAGGAATGGTCAGGAAGTCCAGGGGCACTATTTATAAAGGCATATTCAAGATTAACGATGACAAGAGAAGTAAGCTTTGGAGAGCCAATGTTTACGTGAACGGAAAGCGACATTATGTAGGAAGTTACGCCACGGATAAGGAAGCCGCCATAGCGTATGATGAGGCCGCTGTTAAATTGTTGGGCGACAGGTGTATAACTAACAAGGCGCTTCATCTTCTCCCTTAAAAGCATTATTCTATAATGCTTTCCAGTCACTATACTCTCTCAACAACGTGAAAACGCATTATTATATAAGTGGTTTTAGAGGCTGTTTTCGTGAAAAGTGGACTTCAAACGCTCAACACCTTAAGAATAAGCCTTATGCCATAATGTGTTTTAAGCATATTTTCCCGAGTAACTCAGCTGGCAGAGTGCGAAACTGTTAATTTCGATGTCCCACGTTCGATCCGTGGCTCGGGAGCCAATATCAATGTGGGGGTGACTAGTATCGACCGGAAGTTGAAGTCTGTATTGCCTGTTGAGGTTGAGTCTCCTCGTTAAAAAGATTCAAAAAACAAAAGCTAACTCAAACTTAGCTCTGGCAGCTTAGCTGTCACGCCCACTTTTCCTTGCTCACGTGGTTAAAATGGGCGTCATTACAGTGAGATATATCTACTAGTGCGTATGAGAGTAGACGAAAAACAATACGCTGAGGCGTGTCAAGGTTTGCGCATTTGTCTTTGATGCCCTAAAGCTACAATTGCGCTACACAGGTAGATATACATGCGGACGCTTTTTGGGACCCGGGTGCGAATCCCGGCACCTCCACCAAATTACTATTGACAAGCAATATTACATGTGGTATACTTTTATCAATTAAGGAGACGAGATGAAAACTATTTCAGCATGCATAATTTGTAAAAACGAAGAGCCAGTTCTAGATAAAATGTTTAATAGTATTAAGTCTGTAGTCGATGAAATCATTTTTGTAGATACCGGCAGTACAGATAAGTCTAAAGATATAGCCGCTAAATACGGCGCAAAGATATATGATTTCCCATGGACTGGTTCTTTTTCTGATGCACGTAATGAAGCCATGAAACATGCAACGAAGGATTTTATATTTCAAATAGATTGTGATGAAACCCTAACATCTCAGAGCGTTGCAGAGTTGCAAAGATTAAAAAACTGCGATCTGAAATTATATAATGTCACCATGCACAATTTTTTAGATACCGGTGATATGGTCGTGAGCAATAATTTTAGATTATTTCCCAATGATAAAGAGTTAGTGTATGAATTGCCGATACATGAGAATGTATCTGACTATAAAAATAAATATAAAATAGACGGTACGTCAATTATATTAGATCACTACGGATACACTAAATCCGAGAAAGATAGAAAGGGCTCTGATAAACGAAATTATGATATGCTTAAAGAGTGTGTTGATAAAGAACCCAATAACCCTTACTTTATATATCATTTTGCGCAACAGTGTTTTCTTGCTAAAAAATATGAAGATGCATATAAGTTTTATATGCAAGTTGTTGATATATTAAAAGCTGATCCTAAACATTTTTATGCAAACTATCTTCCGCTTTCATATGACGGAGCAGCTGTTTGTGCGACGACAATCAATGATATTAATAAAATTAATGCGCTTAAGGATGTTGAAACAACGTCATCAGCATTCTATTTAAATTTAGGTACGTTCTGCGAAAACGCAAATCTATTAGATGCAGCGATAACGCTATATGATAAAGCGTGCTACTGTACTAAGTTAATAGGAAAATTGTTGAGCTATGATAATGGCGCAATGACGTGGAAACCATATGCTAGCTTAGGCAATGCATACTTTAAGGCCGGGAAGATAAGCAAGGCAATAGATGCATACAGGCTGGCATTAAGCGAGAACCAAGTTTTGCCAGAGATATGGGCACAGGCTAGCAGACTTTATATTGCTCTTGAAAATATTCCAATGGCTGAAACCTATATGAAGGAAGCCATCAAACATAAAAATGATAAGGTAAATAATATCGCACTAGCCAATATATACATTGCTAGCGAGCGGTTAAAGCCTGGGGTAGAACTCTATTTTAAGTGGGCGTCACCAGAACAGTTGATAGCCTTGATGCAAGAGATGCATAGAAATGGATTTACCGATATAGTCGACGATATTCAACATGTATTAGATAGTAGGGAACATGCGTTTACGATGCCTAATGTTGACATGCCGTTGCTAGAAAACTCAGTAACGATTATCATGCCAACGTTGTTGGTGGCTCCAGCAAGGTGGATAGAAAGATCGTTGGAAGAGGCTGAGAAGTGTAAATACATCAAGAAAGTAATAGTGATAGACAATACCGCTAAGAAGGAATTTAAGAGCAAAATAAAGTTTGGAAATAAAGTTATGGTCGTGGATGACCAGCCAGATTTACAGGTCAACCCAGCCTGGAACTATGGCGTTAATTTGTGCGACACCAAGTACTATCTTCTTTTGAATGACGATATATTGTGGAACAGTGATGTTATACAAAGTTGTTTAAACGTGGTCGAAAAGAATGACAGGTATTCCGTGTTGACTGTCGTCACTCGTAGAGAAAGTTTTGATGAATATAATAAGGGGTTTCCGGTAACGACGCCAAAGATTATCACAGCAGCAGTCCCGCTGAATCATATTGAAGGCGGTTGGTTCGTATTCGGGAAGAAGGATGAATGGATAAATATTCCTAGCGAATTAAAGATTTTTTATGGTGATAATTTTATATTTGAGAATGCTGTTATAAAGCATAAAAAGAAAATAGGCAAGATTTTAACGCAGTATATTTGTCATATAGTGTCTATCACCGTAACATCTCTTCATCTTTATGAGGAAGGATTATTGCAAACAGAAGGTAAGATATATGAAAAGATCAGAGCGAAAATAAGGTAGGAGGGAAAATGTACAATAGCACAGATAAGTTTGGGTGCGACAATTGTAAACAAAGGCCAAATTGCGATCTTCCGGTCGGATATATTTCACCCGGCAAGAATATATGTAGTTTGTGGATTGGGATAGCATCTGGAAACTTTGAAGCACCTATAACTGAATCTCCTGGGAACGTTGGTGAATTTAAAATTAATAGAGACAAAGTGGTAAAAGAATTAGCCGAAGTGCTAAACAGGAATTGTGTTGAGAATGAAAGCAACACGGCGGACTTTATATTAGCAGAATATCTCTACGATTGTTTAGAGGCCTATAAAAAGATACATGATCGTAACGAAAAATGGTACGGAAAGGAACTTAAAATAGGAAATTTTTAAAGGAGGCAGTATGGCAAATACCGGAAAAGAAGTGACCATAAACATGGCGCTAGGGAAGTTGAAATCCCTGCACCAGAGGCACTCGGAGCTTTGCACTCTGAGGAACATCAACGCTCGTAGGGTCGAGCGGTTCGGGTATGGCAAGGACGGAGAGAAAGAGGTCTCCGAGCCAACATACTCGGCAATAGAACTGGATAAGAAAATATCCAGGATAGCCAAGGAGATACGTCTCCTTGATGAGTCCATCAAAGCGACCAATCAAGTTACGGCCGTTAAGGACTATCTTTGGGATGACGAGGTCCTTTCAGAGATACTGTAAATAATTCTCGGCATGCTTGTTGGCAGTCGCTCTGCCTAAGACGGGTATGATATTAGAGCTCCCTTGTCGAGAGAGATATAATCAGTCTTTGCGGGCTGAGGACAGATAGAGCTCGAGTCTTGTCTCCACTTCACTTATTGAGCTCGATAATCAAAAGCATAAAGTGACTTGGCGGGAATGGGCGTTACCACTAGTGCCATTCAAACATACAGGTATGTTGGTGCCTGGTCGTCGGTGACCGGTACCTAACTTGTTGGTTGTTGATTTTTGATGTGCCACCCTTATGGGTTTGATTATTTTAATTCTTTAAGGTTGGTTGTTACCTCTGTCAGCTCGCTTATAAAATATTAACGCTGGTGCACGACCAAACGAGGACGGCTAACAAATGGCTCGTCTGGAGTAGATCCCTTAAATCGTATGCTGCTTAAATATCTGCTGGTGTCTGATGCAGATTGCCAGCCTCTTAATTTAGGAGAATGCATGAAAAGATTTACAATAGAAGATCCAGTATACGGTCAACATCTGCATGTTGTATTAAACACATCCCCTAAGGCATTTTTCAAATTAGTGAAATCAGAAATAAAAATTGGCACGTTTAGCAAGGATGACGATATAACACCAACCGATGGCGCAGCGTATTTTATGTTTAAAGACAATAGCGGAGATGAGCATTGTTATCTTTGGATGGAATCTTTTAATAAGAGCACGCATAATATAAGCGCATTAATACATGAGCTGTATCATCATATGTGTTACGCCATGTCATTTGTAGAAGTTAAGGATGAAGAAGCATCGGCTTATTATCTGACATTCCTTTGTAATAATGCACTCAGTAAACTAGCTTAAGGAGAACTCATGTCTTGTGCTAAACAATTAGTAGTAGCCGTTATAAAAAATAAAGGTCGTTATTGGGTTGGCACTAACTGGTGTCACAATCCTCAGACCAAATGCCCACGTGGTGACATGCCATCCGGAGAAGGATACGAGAACTGCCAACAAATCTGTAAACAAAACGCCCATGCAGAAATAGACGCAATAGCAAATGCTGGGGAGAACGCACGTGGTGGCACACTCTATTTATATGGTCACACATATTGCTGCGAAAAATGTAGAAAGGCAATTTTAAAGGCTGGTATAGTCGGTGTTATTTACGGGTTTCCTGATGAATTTAATAAAGTGTCTTAAAAAGACTTGACAGGAAATATTTATTCTGCTATAACCAATGGAGGGTATAAAAATGGAACAAACTGTTGAGTCTCTGATTAACACATATGATATCAACGTCGGTAAAAAATATACATGGACAAGATACGCATATGTAGTTGAGGTTAAACAAAAAGACAGGGATTTATGTAAAGTTGTTATTTTATCCGCACCAAAAAGAAAAGACCCGCACCCAACTTCTATCGGAACCTACATAACGGTTCTGCAAAAAGACTTACGCAAAATGCCGGCAAACCCATCATAATCTAAATTTTAACCCAGGAGCTAGTAGAGATGCCTCCCTACTAGCTCCACCGGCTCTCTTCGTACTTTATTCCCATCATTTTATAATCCCTCAAAACTCTTTTAAAGTCAATCTATTTTTGCATTTCTGTGTTTTCTTTCCTGTAAAACTCATAAAATGGGTTATAATAAGCCTTATATTATGAGGGACATACACCTATGTCCAATAGATACAGGAGGAATTTATGTCTGAATTGAAAATGAGTAAGGGAGGGCTTTTTGGCTCTAGCAATGTAGACTGGTATTTGGGCAGGGATCATCACAAGCTTTCTAAAATGAAAAAGCATTTCGTTTCAGCAATGACAGAAATGATTAAATTTGAAAGAGCAGAGTGTGCTAAGGTTCACATCGATCCACAGTTTACATTAGATAAATCTAAAAAGGTGGCCAGCATTCTTGAACAGATCAAGGATCATTACGAGTTGGAGGCTCTTCGTCGGGTTATATTTGATCTTAATATTATCCCGGATACTTACGAAGAAATTAAAAGAGCAGGAAGCCTCTTAAGAGAAGAGTAATTGGAGGAATAACTATGCCTGGAAAATTTAAGACAGACGAAGAAATAGCAGCTGAATTAGCTGGCGGACCATCAGCAGAATCTAAGCCGTCAAATTCAACAGAAGTTAAAACGTTAAGTGATTTGGCTAAGCCCGGTGTCGCCGATGAAATATTTAAACCTAAGGAACAATCTAAGGCTGTCAGCCCTGGCGCTGTCGGTGGAGAGATAACTGACGCAGAAGTTATTTCTAAATTAAAGGAAGCCCAATCCAAGGGTGCGCTTGCGCTCGCCAAAGCAATAGTAGAATTAATACCGGCTCTTGGGACTAAGCAATATAAAATTCTTTCAGACTACAAGGTTCCGATACAGGAGTTGTTTAAGTCTTCTGATGGTAACAAACAAACCGATAGACTTGGCAACCTTGCTTTGAAAGAGCTTAAACATAAAAAATCAATAATCGTTAAAAATGAAAAGAGTAAGGCACCAAAATCTCCTGAAGTAATATTTAAAAATCTTCACGAGTTTCTGCAGTTGAACAATACCGTTTTCCATCAAGCGTTTATAGAAACAAACGTACCCTTGGTACAGGAAAAATTAAAATCAATCGGTATCACCATTCCAGATCCGGAAGCGTTTAAAACTGCGTATGAGAGCGCCAACAAGGAGCGTAGTTTTGATAAATTATCACAAAGTAAACTTACTGAGCCGGTTCAGAAAAATACCAAAATGTCAGCCGGAGATTTGAAGAAAATATTACAATCACCAAAGAAATATTTATCCAAGGCGTGGTCCAGCCTTGTGGCGCAAATTAAAATGGTCAGAGCTACCACAAAGGCAATAAATAATGGATTAAATGAGGTTATGAAAACACAAGGCAAGGAAATTTCTAATTTTGTCGCAACCAAGGTTTCAGATTATTTGGCTCAGCAAAAGGGGGCAGTACCGCTCACTCCAGAACAAAAGGCCGCTGAGATAGAAGAGATTACAAAGGGACTGCATATACCAATCACGTACACTAATCAAGACTATGATAAGTTATATTTAAAACTAGAGAGCTATCTGTCTAGGCTTAAGTCTGGTATATCTGTATATGCCAAGTTGTGGGATGAGACAGGTAAGCTTTATTCTCTTGAGCAGATTACGTATAAGAGCAGCGTGGACAAGGTTAAGTATGCCGCTAACCACGCAGCTGTTGGTAAGATGTTAGAAGAACTGGACAAAAAATTATTTAAGACGCTGCAGGATACCATTACGCAGGTAGGGAAGTTTAATGTAGGGTATGACCCTAGTCTAGAATTTAGAACCATAGTTAAGGTTGCTATCAATGAACAAGGAAAGGACATGTTGGAAGAATTAGAAAAGGGCAAGGCAGGTACTATAGACACAGCCGCAAAAACTCCTCCAATCCCGCAAGATACCAAAAAGCCAGAACAAGATGGTAAAAATGTTAAGAGTTTTTGGCTTATTAATGCTGCGTCTATAATGAATGATAGGGGAGTTACTGCTTGGTTGGTCAATTACTTCACGATGGCTTATACTGATTTAGAAGGACTTTGTACAGAAGTTGAACAAACCGTCAGCACGATAGAAGCGCTGACGAGAGAACTATTCCAAATCCGCAATCAGTTAGAAGCTACAAAACGTGGGATATCTCAAGAAGAAAAGCCGGCTAATATTATGCAATTTAATCAACAGCCTCTAGCAATGGCGGCCACGTTAAAAGATAAGTCAAAGTAAAGGAGTACCGTGGAAGACAAAATTAAGGAACAGGTAGCCAAGGGTGCCAAGATAGAAGGCGAACATGCCAATACCATAATGTCTTTGATTAAGGAAGTCAATCCAGATTTTCCTAAAGACAAGACGGATGAGTTGGTTAAGAGGATAAAAGAGGAGTTAGCTAAGGATCACGTGGTTAAGGAAAATATGCCTAACTACTATGATGAACTAGAGCAGTTAGAAAAAAAGCTGAAGGGCGGAGAGGCCAATAGTGCAGCAATGTCGGAGCCAGGCAATATGACTGTTCGTGATGATACGCAGAATGATTCTCACAGCACGCCATTTGATACAAAGAAGCCGGACACAATAAGCACTAAGCCTGTTGCTACAGGTGACGACCCAGAACCTTATAACGCAAAAAATGTACCGCCTCAGTATGGTTCAAATGACACTCAGACATTTGCCCATAATTCTGCTCTAAAGATCAATGCTAGTGCATATTTACCGACAGATAGTGATATGAGAAAGGTAGTAATACTCAATGATAACGGTAGTGGCCGGTATACGGTTAGAGATTTAATTAACAACACAACATTTATTGTATCTTCCGATGAACTGCTTTCAGAGGAAGAATATAAAAATACAAATTTCTTTTAGGAGGAAATCACAATGATACTAAAGAATGTAGTTTCAACAGGCAAGGATCTTCATGTTCAGGATATAATCGACTCAGCGGTGGTTCTGGTTTATAACACAGACACAGTCGTGCTCGAAACTCCTGGGGCAGTAAAGTCGTATCTCGTCGGCGATCTTGCAAGACTGATCACTGCTGGCACGGTCACAGTGACTCAGCCACCTTCAGCTGATGTTCCATCTAACATAGCTGTCGGCACCGCAACTGTTTCAGCCACCACAGGCTCTATAGTGGTAACGGGCGTCCCTTCAGTTTGGGGAACCAACTACGTTGTTTTCACGTCCATAGTGTCTTCTCCAGTAACGGTTGCTAGAGTAATAGTAACCCCGGTAACTTCTTCATTCACAATTGCCGTGAAAGATGCCGCAGGTGCTGCAATAGATACTACAAGCGTCAATGCTGTAATATCTTACGGGATCTTTAAGTCCAATATATAATATAGTGTATAATCGGGGAGGGGCTGCGGCCTAATAAGCTGTAGCCCTCTCCAGAAAACTTCGTTTCAAGGGGCGAAGCTTTTCAAAACCTTATAGGGGGTTCATATGTCAGACAATAAATTCAGCCACAATCAGGTAGATGCCGGCGATGATTCTGCCGAGCTCTTCGCTGATCAAGAAATTCAGCGAATACTCATGAAGAGGGAGGCGTCCACAAACGGCATAGGCGATATTTCTAAGGCTCTTAGGAATAACACTTTTGTCGGCTCAAATTTAAAGAATGAAATAGTTGAGCTTGAAGAAAATATGCGCCAACTTCTGAGCGAAGGACGATATGGGTATAAATTTATTGAAGGCACCCTCATGTCTTTAGGCTATCCCCTTGATGAAATACGTAACGTGTTTGAAAGATTGACCGGAGTATCTGTTGAAAAATGGATGAACGTTGATCAAATTTATGATGTTCCGGGTAGTATCCCGGGCATTAATTACGGTTGGGGCGCATCTAAAAACAGTGCGTATGATTTCTATTTTATCATGCCGTTTAAATGCGGATATTCGCTATTTGGCCAGAAGGGTGATTTGCAGAGAGACGAGGTGGATTATTCTGACACGCTAAGCAAGGCGATAGAAACACTGAAGTCGAAAGTTAAAGAAGCAGTCATATGGGATAAGCCAATCGACGCTAAAACTCTTGGTGAATTCCCTAAATCTAATTTTACACTACCAACAGTTTTTGCGCTTTCAGCCAACGAGAAGTTCAATTCTTTAGACAAATATTTATACAATAACATAGACAGACTAGATTTAGGGTCTATAGAAAAAATAATAGTCAGGGCTAAGTTAAATAATAATATTAGCGAAGACGAGTTTCAAATTCTTAAGAAAGATTATATAGATATTAAGGCAGATGAACTAGAAGAAGCAGAACCAAACAAGAGAGAAGAGAAAGAAGAAAAGGATGCCAATGCTGAGTTAAAAGACATAATGAACACCGAGGAAGAGAATGCTCTTAGTAAAAGCGTGGAAGAAGAGTTGGACGAGACCACGCCTACCGAGTATTTTAAGAACAGTGTAGACGAAACTAAATACGAAACTCTCCCGGCCATAGTCGTAGATAAAATATATTCCTATATAGATTATAAGAACGAAAGTTTGGACACGTTTGAAATAATCATAAAAGGATTTAAATACACTTCCATAGATGTTATAGAAGATTTCCAAAATACAATTTCCATAGATGACCAGCAATCGTTCTTTGACGCTAATGCGCTTATAACAGTTATACTCGTTATCAAAAACATGGCGCTTCCACAGGATCAGCAAGAGAAGAATGCTCTTATGGTATTCTCGGTCGTCAAAAGCGATATAGTGACCGCAGATTATTGCAAGGGGTCGGATAACAAGATGTACAGCTTAACAAATGAAGGATTATCTAAACTTTATATGTAGGGAGAGGAAATGGATTTTGAAAAGAGATGTAAGATTTGTCATAGAACCATCCCACTTAGTAAGATCTACTGTTCTATGAGTTGTATGAAGATTGGTATAAGTCAAAAACTTAAGGGTATCAACAAGGTTAATCATTTTGTTTCCAAGTGTGAGGTATGTGGTAAAGAGTATAATAATGTTGAGGGAACTAAATTTAGAAAAACCTGTTCCACTAAGTGCAAACAAAAGTTAACAGGCATAACTAATAAGAAAAATGGATTAATGGTCTGGAATAAAGGGTTGACAAAGAAAGATTCTAGAGTTAGAAAATACATAGATGCGATTAAGAAGAGATTTCCAAAAGGCACCCACTATAACATTGGAAGAGTTTATTCAGAAGAACGAAATAATAAAATATCTAAGAGCCTAAAAGGCGTCCCACTAAGCAAAGAACATAGAAGAATTCTTAGTATTTCTAAGGGCGGGGACGGAACTCCAGTTAAGGGATATGGAGTTGAATTCAACTACGATTTAAAAGAAATGATTCGTGATAGAGATGAAAGAAGATGTCAAAAATGTGGTGTACCAGAGGTGGAATGTATGACCAAGTTACCGATACATCACATAGACTATAACAAGAAAAATAACAGTGATGTGAATTTAATAGCATTATGTACAACCTGTCACCCTAAGACCAACTCTAATAGGAAGTATTGGGAAGAATATTTTACCCAATTAATGATATCTAAAATAAGTTTCACGAACCCGAACCCAAGGAGATTTTAATGCCTAAAGAAGATCCCAAGATTGATAAGAGTCTCATTAAGAAGCTTAATGCCTCTAAACCAATAGGGATAAGGGCTGGATTTCACCGTCAATCTGCTGAAGACATAGCTGATAAGATTACAATGGCTAGAGATAAACAAACCGCAAAGGGGTTCTCTAGGCAGGCCAATGATATGAGCTTCCAGTCCACCGGTGGCGCTGATAGAGTGCCGCTGCTTTACATGGACCCACTTTTCGACCCAGTAATAATGATGTTCCCCAAGGACAATGTTAGGGAACTCAATAGACGTTTGCGCCATTATTATCAGTATAATCCGTATATCAGAAATATTATAGATCTCCACAGTGAGCTCCCGCTTAGTGATTTTGATCTGAAGTGCGAAGACCCAGCCATAGAAAAATACTATAACGAATTTAAACAGCGCAAGCAGGTTCTTGAAACTTTTATCATGATGTCTAAGGACTATTGGCTTCTTGGCGAAGGCATGATGTATGGTAATTGGGATGAGTATAATAGGGAGTTTTCTTCATTTAATCAGTATCCTCCGGAAGATGTCGAAATTAAAAACACATATCTTAATGAGTATATTTATTTAATGAAACCTAATGAAACCATCAAGAAGCAGATGCACTCCGCCGATCCCATAGACATGAAGTTAAATGATGTCCTTGAGGCCGAGATGCCAGATTTTTATAACAAGATGATGTCAGGTCAGCCATACATTTTTAATAATTCCAGATTCATGCACTTAGCTAGAAGGCCGAATAAATATACACCAAGGGGCGTCAGTCCCGTGCTTTCGATAGTAAAAGATCTCATGTATGAAGATAAGCTTAGAATGCTGTTGATGACGTTTGTTGACAGGCACGTATTCCCTATTAAAATATTTAAAATTGGTTCTGAGGCAAAGGGATGGGTTCCACCTCCGTCAAAGATGAAGGAATTTGAGAATCTATTACTACAAGCCTGTTTCCCAGAAGATATAACAGAGATATTGACCGATTCAGGATTTAAGAAACACTGGGAAATCACTGACACCGATAAACTTGCGACAGTTAACCCAACAACTGGATTGATGATGTATGAAAAACCATCTAAGAAGTACGTGTATGACTGGTCAGATGATGGTGCTGTTCATGAAGATAATGGACTAGAACCAGAAGCTGTTGGGGCGACCATCGAGTCTTTAAGGAAACTAGGTAAAGCCATTGGACTTGATAGTTATGAAAAGATTCCCCAATATGTTTCTAGTCTTAAAAGACCATATATAAAAGCCTTTATTGACTCCTTCCTTTCAGAAAGAAAAGTATATTATAGATCAGATATTTCTGCCAAGGAACTAAGACTTAGAAATATTGACATGGTAGATAGTTTAAAACAATTATTCTTAACATTAGGATATAAGGCTAGGGTATTGCATAATGAATATCAGGGCGTCATGGCATACAATCTACAGTGGGTGGATTACGGAACAGATTTAATACACTTTAAAACAGAATCAGTAGATTGTGTTGTGACCCCTAATCATAGGATGCTGGTAAAAGATTATAGAAATGATGGTGAATGGAAAGCCAAAGAAGCCTATGAAGTAAAAACGGGTGACCAATTTAGAACGTATGTTGATGGGGTGGAAGATAATATTGAAGTACCAAAAACATATAGGCTTGGTAAATACGATATAGATATGAAGGATTTTGTTGAACTGATTGGATATGTTGTGACAGAAGGTGGAATAGACGCTAAGAATAGAAGAACAGTCATAACACAGTCATCCTCAGCTAACCAAGATATATGTGAAAAAATAAAATCCTGCCTAGACAGAAGTGGGATATCATATAGAGTGCATTCAAGAGATTTTGAAAGTACGCTCAAGGGAAAGAAATATAAAAATAAATTAAATGATTATGTAATCAATGATGTGGATATTACTAATCAATTGTCTTTATTGCTTGGTGTTAAGACAAAAGAAAAACATCTTCCAAATATTGTAAAGAATTTACCTAAAGAATATTTACAAATTCTTTTTGATGCTATGATTGATGGTGATGGTACGATAATAAAATCTAATCTTGGAGATTACAATAGATTCTATTTCTACCCATCATCTGATGAGCTAGCGAAAGATTTCCAGGAAATATGCTTTAAACTAGGGTTTAACTCTAGTTGTAGAGAAAGATTTATGAAGAGTCCATCATCTGAAAAAATATTGAGAAGTTTAAGAATAAATATTGTTAAGAGAGATGGAAAGAAAATTAAGAAAAATTTTGAGCCTGTGATTTATAAAAAATCACAAGTTACAAAAGAAAAATATTCTGGAAAAGTTTTTTGTTATGATGTTGGAGCGAACCACACGCTCATTGTTAGACAGAATGGAAAAATTCTAATCACGATGAACAGCAACGATCCTGATTTTAATATAGTGACTCACCCATTCGTTAATGTGGATTACGTGGTTGGTAATGATAAGATCATGGATGTCACAGCCCATATGGATTGGGTTGCTAAACGTTACATGGTAGGGCTCTTTGTTAATGACACCGTTCTTCATGGTGAACTTGGCACGTATGCTGCTCAATCAGTGAGTTTAAAAGTACTCATGAATAAATATATGGCGTTTAGAGAATCCGTATCAGGTTTATCAATAGATAAAATATTTAAACCGCTTGCTGTTGCTCGTGGTTTTAAAAAGAGAAAACAAGCAGATTTAGATCATAACGTAAGAACAACTGCTGATGAATATGATGTACCAAAAGTATTCTGGAGAAGGATGAACCTTCTTAACAGCAGAGACCTTATGGAGATGGTATCACGTCTTAGAGAAAACGGTGAAGTTCCGTTTAAATACGTCGCTGATATATTCGATTGGGATGTTGAGGGGATTAAGAACGGGTTTAAAGAAGAAGAGGGCACGTCTCTTGATAAGCTTTGGAGAGATATAAGGATTAAGAAGAGCGAAGATCCCAACATCGCAAGTCAGATTTTAGACGGCACTAAGACTGAAGATTTAAAAATACCCAAAGTAAAACTAGAGACTCAGGAAGAAAAAGATGGAGTGATGGCGGAAGAGCCAGCAGCTCTTTCTAATATGAAGACAGACTTGCTTGGCGGTCCTATGGGCGGTGGTGGTACACCCCCTCCGCCACCGATACCCGGCGCAGAATCATTAGAGGCTCCAGGCCCATCAGCGGAAGCTGAAGCCGGAAAAAAGACAGGCGTTAATGGCCTAGAAGAAGCTGTTGGTGGACCGACAGAATCTAAGCTTCCTGGTGAACAAGGGTCTGCGGAAGCCGGCGGACCACCAGCACTATAAGGAGATAATATGGAATGGTTAAGAAAGGCTGCAGATTTGCACACAACAATTCACTCAGACACAACTGCCGGGCTATCTTTACTAATTGCACAATATCAACGGAAGGGATGGACGTTGATTGACACTTATGAAATTGATAAGGGTCATTTTACACCAGAGGGATTTGTTGGTAAATATTCAGCCCTTTTAAAAAAGCCAGAAGATGTGATCCCAGAGAATATGCAGGTCGTTGAATCCGAGACTAATGCTAACAAGGGTTCAGGTGCCGGAGCGGATACAGCCGGTGAACATGGTCTTTCTCCAACCGGTACTACCCCATATATCATGCCTGGGACTGGTCAAAAATGAAAGAAAAAATGTCTATAGGTGATATGGAACGTGTGCATGATTCCGTTTCTGCCGCCTTTAATAGGATAGCAAACGAGTTAAGTGCTGTCCGTAAAGAGACGGAAGAAATGGATTACGATGCTTCTAGAAAGATACAAATTTGCGTAGGCGTTTTAAAAGCCACGCTATATGAAATACAAGACTACATAGAGACTGAGAGGCGTAATGCAAACAGGAATGCCATGGTTAATAAGAAGAGCAGATAGCACAGTATCACCATCATCTGTGCAGGAGTTTCTTAGGTCCGAAGATTTTGCTCAAGCTTGGAAGGATGCGCCCGGTATGAATTACGAGGGCGTTAATATGAACAGGCACCCCACTCTTATCAATCTCAACAAGGTATTTCAAACAGACAATAAATTTAGAAAATGCGACACCTGTGGCAAGGTGTTGAGAGATAGTAAATCTAGATGTGAAAAGTGTGCGCTCAATCATCCACAAAAGAATATGGTGAAAACGGACAAGGCAATAGTAAAAGATAAAAATAAAGATTCAAATAAAAAGATGATCGAGAATGCTCCAACAGCCGGTAAACAAAATTCTAATACATATTATAATTCTGGAGCAGATGATGAAATTAAGGGCAACTCGACGTATGACGCTTATAAGAACTATCTTATTACAGTAAAACCAGACGGACAAGAGGGTGCGTATACCCACACTACGCACAGCGATTAATATGTGGCTTCTTAAGGCAGAGTTAATAGATGATTTGACCATAGAGGATATACGGAAACAGCTTGATTTTATAAAGGGTTTAGATGCATATCGTCAAAAAAACGGTCTTACATTAAGCGGGAATGCTTTAAAGGTGCGTAGAGAAAGGTTAAGATTCATTAAAAAGTGGAAGGAGAAGCACCTTCAACAGCTTGAGCTGCCTCTAGATATCTAAAATAGGTTATAATAAGCCTTATATATTGAAGGGCAAGTGTAGTGGTATCAAGGAGATAATATGGCATTCTCACGTAGAGGAACCAGCGAACCAGTAATTGAAGTGATAGATGGCTACGATAAGAAAAACGAGCAGGCAATACTGTGCCCGGAATGTAAAAAGCCGTTAAATTTAAAATCGTCTTCTGGCATAATTCGCCAGGGTTCGAAATTAATAATCGGCCAGATAATTATAAAGTGTTCAAGTTGTGGCAAGCAAGTCAGAGTATAAGGAGACACGATGGACTCATTTAAAAGAAATGCTTGGGAAGTATCCGACATTCAAAACACGAAAGCTGAATTGCAGTCTATTTTGGATGAAATGCAAGGGGTCCCAGATTACACAGCATTTAAAGTAAAATGCGAGAATCTTGCCGCTAAAATTAAAGGTCTTTTAGAAATCAACGACGAAGCTCACGTTTATTTGTTCCAAAATTCTAAGATTGTAGAAAAGATATCTTCTATGGGCGTATACTTCAAGAACGTTTCTAATAGTGCTCGGAAGAGTCAAGAAATACTTGCGCAGTACATTAAGTCTTTAGAGGTTATGTCCAACGCAAATAACTCAGCAGGTGTCGCAAAAGATGTGGCGGTACAAGATGTAGCGGTGCAAGATGTGAGCGATATATCAGAAGCCCCGGCATCAGCCCCAATAGTGGTTCCGCCGCCGCCAGAAATTGCCACTCAAGGTCCTCTTTCCAAAGAATCTCGTCAAGCAGCCGCTCAATATTTAAATCTTACTGCGGCTGATAAAAAGAAACACAAAAGAGATTTAGCTATTAAAAAGGCTAAAGAAAAAGCTAAAGCAAAAAAGGGTAAATAACATGTGGATGAGATATGGTTCTCTTGTTGACATTAGTGTTTTAAACGAGAAAGAATTAACAGAAACAGGCATGATCAAAACAGCCAATCTAGCAAATGAGTGGAGAGAAATAGTAAAGAAGTCGTACACTCTTCCAACTTATGAAATACATGGCGAGTTAGATATGGACAACTTCGTGTACTTTCGTGCTAGGGCAATTTCTGCGGGTGAGAAATATAGTTGCAACGGTAACGGAGATTATTTCCCAGCCGAAGAAATTAAGAAATCTATAGGGACGTTTGTAGGAAAAGGATTTTACATAGAACATAAATCCGATGATCCAGATAAAGCCGTCGGTATTATAGTATCAGCTAAGTATCTAGAGCCGGTCGACTACGCAGAATGCATAGTTGCCGTCAGCAAGAAAGATGCACCAGATGTTTGTGAAGAGCTTATTAATCATCGTCTTAATGCAGTAAGCATGGGTTGTTTTTTAGCCGGGACCCCGGTGTTGCTATCAGACGGTGTCTCTGTCCCGATAGAAACGGTAGATGAGGGAAGTGAAGTAATATCGCACACAGGCAAGAATAGAGTTGTTACCCATGCAATTAAACAACACTATTCTGGAGATCTCTATAAAGTAAGTGTAAATGGTAATGGGAACGCCACCATAAACGCAACAGCGGAACACCCATTTTATGCCATAGTTAAAAATAAAAAGTGTGTGTGTGGATGCGGTAGTGAGCTCCCTCAGAAAACAAATTCTTCTAAGAGGTCTTTTGATAGGCAATACATAACTGGTCATCATCAAAATGTAAAGAACAGCAATCCTAAGGCGGCTACTGCGTTATTAGAAGCTGTAGAGACAAAGATAGAGCCAAAGTTTGTTGAGGTAAAAGAATTAACGGTTGGCGATCTTCTGTTATGTCCGGTGTCATGCGATATTGTGGACTCAGGCATCACGGAAGGCCAAATGAAACTCATAGGTTACTTTTTGGCAGAGGGAAACTATCTTAAGCGTCAAGGTTCAGTTAGTGCTATTCAGTTTAATTTAAATAGCAATGAAGAATTTACTCTCGCAGAAGATATTATCAACTTAATTAAAAAAGAGTTTAACATAGTTGCCAAAAAATATTTTTATACCACGAGACTGAGTTCTATGACCGTGCAGGCATGCGGCAAGGACCTGGCGCAGTGGTTTTACAAGCATTGTGGTGAATATTCTCATGGTAAGAAAATATCTTATGAGGTAGTACAAGAAGATCCGAAAAAACAGATCTCTCTGTTGGCTGGTTGGCTTAATGGAGATGGGCATTTACATATAGATGACACACGTAAAACATTAACAGAGTGTACGACTTCTCCACTGCTAATAGAACAGTTAAGATATGTAGCCGCAAGATGTGGGATTCGTACGTATGTATCTGTCGCATCACAGAGGGAAAATAGGATGCAAGCATACACGCTTGGGTTTTCTTTACCGTGTTCTAGTGAACTGATAAAGAAAACCAAATGGTCATCCGAAAAAATTGATTTTGGTGATCCAAGCATAGCAAGCAAATTTGATAATTATTTAACATATCCTATAACAAATATAGAAAAAGAACATTATGATGGTATGGTTTATAATTTAGAAGTTGCGGATGACAACTCTTATATTGCCGGTGGGGTTAGTGTGCATAATTGTCTTTGCCATGAAGCCCAGTGTAGCGTGTGCGGAAATGTGGCACATAACAATGACACCTTGTGCATGCACATGAAGCCTTATCTGGACGCAAAGGGAGAGATTCCTAACCCATCATTCATAAAGGGTAGGGAAGTATCTGCAGCGGTCTCAGTATTCAGCGGTATTAAGGCATTCAATGGAAGACACGTTGCATACGAAATTAACAGAAAATTAATATTCAATGAACTGTCCGGCGTTAAGAAACCTGCGGATAGGGATGCGAATATTTATACGAACACGATTATAGCAAATAAAAGGGAGGAAATAACCATGCCAGGAGAAAACCTGTTAGATAAGCTTTCTTATAACGATTATAAGAATCTTAAAAAGGCGCTTGCTGAAGATGATGATGAATTTATCACCAAGATAGCCAAGAAGATTAAGGCTGAAATAGGCGAGACCGTAAAGAAAGAAGAAGAAAAAGAGGCAAAGAAGGACGAAGACAAAGAGAAGAAAGGTGACGATACTCCAGCTAAAGAAGAAAAAAAGCCGGAGGCTGCTAAGGTAGAGCCAGAGAAAAAGGCTCCCGAAGACGCAAAAGGTCAGATGAACAAGGTTAAAGAAGAAATTAAGGATCTTAAAGAAGAAATTAAGGAAGTAAAGGAAGAAATCAAAGAAGTAAAGGTTGATGTGTCAGAAGTGTCTAATGAAGAAAAGGCTGAAGTAAAAGAGGAAAAGAAGGAGGGCGAGGAAGAAGCAGCGGAAGTGCCAGAAGAAGCAGGAGAAGATAAACTTGAGATGAGCGATGATGAGCTGCAAAAAGCACTCGACGAAATCAATAGCGGCACGGAAGAGGGCGCACCAGCCGAGGGAGCACCGGCAGCACTTAGCGCAGAGGCTCCAGTTCCTGAAGCAAGTAATTTACTGCCAGAGGCCGAGGGAGCACCCCTTGCAGCTGCGGCATCACAAAATAGCAATATAAAGGAGGGAAACATCATGAATCTAGTTTATGTACCAGGATCAACATTTGAAACGTCATATTTTGTCGCCTCAAACGATAAAGGGGATAAAAAGGCTCTTAAGGCTTCAGAGGTAATCCCGGCCGCAATTCAGGAAAAAATACTAAAAGAGGCCACCGATGTTCCTAAGACAGAAGATGTTATAGCGAACATTGTTAAGGCTTGCGAATCATCTTATGATAATTTTGTTAAGATGGCAAGCGACAAAGAAGGATTTTCTAAGAAAGCGTATGACTTCTTTGCTTTTAAAATGGAGAATGCGCCTAAGTCTGAAAATGGCACAGAACCCATCATGGCTCTAAATGAGAAAGAAGTGGCGAGTAAAGAAAAGGCCACAAGGTCAGCGCCCAAAACCATATCGACCTACTACAATAGGTTGCCTGGTTCCACAGTTGCTGAGCCAGAAATAGCTCTTAATCTTAAGAGTGCTCTTGATGAAACTACAAAGACCGTTGAAAGCTTAAAGAAAATAATTGCTGAGAAAGATGCAACCATCTCTAAGCTCTCTACCGACCTTGACGTAGTTTCGAAGAAAGTGAAAGCAGAAGATGTATCAAAGGTACTTGAAGGCGTCACTGTCACCGACGAAGACAAAACCAGACTTTCAGAACAGCTTTCAACCCTTAGCGAACCTCAGCTTGCACTGGTTAATGAGATAGTTAAGACAGCAAAAGTAAGGGAAGTAAGGGCTTCAATCTCCGCAGGTGATAATGCACCTCAGATAATCAAAGATGAGACCGGAAACGAATCGCCAGTTGAATCTTTAATTCATACTTGGATCGACCTCACGGACGCCAAGAATTCTAGCAACGAGCAGTAAAATTTAATTAAGGAGGAAGACGGTTTATGATAAACGAAAGTTTGAACCAAACAATATTCACGCATGGCATAAATATTGAAAAAGCCCTGCTTGAATGGAACGATGCCACCGTTACCGCAGCGGTTACCATTAACGCCGGCGGATGCGTAAGGCTCGATTCTACCACAGGTCCTGCAACACTCGTCCCCGTCACTACGGACGTGAAGGTTCTTGGTCTTGCGAAATCCAACAAGAACATCTATGTCGACGAAGTCGGCGGGGCACTCGGAGGTATCTACGGCTCTGGGAAAATGGGAGTAATAATCAAAGGCATAGTAACACTTATGTCTAACTACTACCAGGATCCAGTAACCGGGGTTATCAATGAGTTCAAAACCTTTGACGGAACTTCGTTCACAAAAGGTGCCGCAGTATATGCGTCAGCCACAAGCATCATCAATACTACTGGTGCTTCTGGTACGACTAACTGTAAAGTTGGATCAGTGCTGGATTACAATAGCACGACCAAAACACTTCAAATTCTAGTTGACTGCTAATAAAGGAGGAGAATAATATGATAGGCAAACTTTCCAATCTAACATCGAGAGACAAGGATAATTTCATCAAAGAATTGATGAAAGTATCCGAAAAAGTCCTCGGCGAAGAAGGCATGACTAAATCAGCTTCAGCGACCGTACCGTACAACGCTATGTCGACGAAGGCTGAATCTGCTTTCAACGCAATTTTCACAGGCCCCAACGGCCTTAAGAGGGTCGCATTCGCTAGACAGTAGTATGGCGCTTTTACGGGAAACCGTAACCGAAACGTGAAATATGCTAGGAACTCCTTAGAGCCTCAACCACCGAAGAGTTAAAGTGTTGAGGATTGGACAACCAGCAGGAGGTTCAAGATGGGACATAAAAGAGTAAACAATCTCGCAATGACTTATGAGTTGGGATATGTGATAGGCGTATATTTTGGCGATGGTAGCATATGCAGTAGTGCCACCGAACAAAATAAGGGCAAGTCCTGGTTCTCTTTAACTACTATAGATTTAGAGTTTGCAGAGTATGTTAAAGAGTGTTTGTCTATGTTTGTTGGTCCAATAGAAGGCGGGATCAATCACTACATAGATAAGAGATCTGGGAGAAAGCCGCAGAATCACTTGAGGGTAACTGCTTCAGATTTCTGTAGAGCAATATCGACAATCACAATGAATAAGACAAAGATACCAGAGATCGTTTACAATCATCAATCAGTCAAACAAGGTTTCATAGAAGGCTTCCTTGATTCTGAGGGATGGGTAAGCAAAACTAAAGAAATTTGTAACAATCCAAAATCTAAGTATTATGGACACAATCAATATAGAATAGGTTTTGGTTGTACAAATAAAGAAGTAATGAAGATAATGGGAAACTTTCTTTTTGAGTTTGGAGTTCAGATAAATCAGATGAATGAGGCTCCAATACCGTCAGGAAAGACATTTTATCGTTACTTCATGAATATAGATAGTTTTGTTAACTCACCGCTCAAGTTCATAATTAAGAGGAAGCAAGATAGATTGATTGAATATAAAAGTCTTATCACCTCCCCAGAGACTACCAATCACAGCCCGCAGAAATAGGGTTAAGGTATAGTCCGATCTTCATAGAAATATGAAGCTAACAGAAATGATGCAGGTCCCTCTTAAGAACCGTCTTGACTACGTGGCAATCGGCCGTAACAGAATGATCCTCGTAGACGAAATACCTCAGGGTGAGGTGCCAATATACGACCTTGATATTCCTGAATTCGGCGCCGTTACTATCGCTTCTCGTGGAGAACCACCCCACTTTCAAACGAACATCAAAAGGCTCCAGTTCCCCACTTTCCCTCTTACCATCGATCATGAGTTGAAATGGGAAGAGATTCAGATTCGTAGATATCCTGCATTTGATAGGGCGAAGGAACGTGTTGCCATATCAATGGCTATTGCAGAAGACGATCTGATAATCTCCACGCTTGCAACCGCAGTAAAGAACGGTCCCAACACTTCGTTCACAGCTTCTTCCGTGACAAGGTATGCTATAGCGGATGCTTTCAAACAGATCCTCAGCAACCAGTTAATAGTCGGCGGAATTGCGATGAACCCAGCGCAGTATGCGGACATTCTTAAATGGAATACCAGCGACCTTGACCAGGTTTCCGTAAATACCATAATCGAGACTGGGCTTTTCGGCTCAATCTTTGGTTCCAAAATGATGGTCTCCACCAGGATACCAGCAGGAACAGTTTATGTTTTTACTACTCCTGACAAGCTCGGAAGGCTTCCAGAACGTAAGGGTGTTGAAGTCAAGATATTTGACAACATACCTAGGGCGCAATATGATATAGTTGGTTTCGAGCAGATCGGAATCGGCATTCATAATACGGCCGGCATTACCAGCTTTACGATCGCTTAATACCGTTTGACAGATAGGGAGTGTGGTTCTACTCCACACTCCCTATTTTAAAATGAAAAGAATGGAGGACGATATGAAAATCAAGCTAAGTATGCGACTTAAGCTATACTGGTTGTACGCTAAGTTGTTCGTGTTTAACCCGCCATATAGCGCCATAAAGTATATGATAAAAAAAATCACTAATTATATATCGTTTATTACTAGGTCATCAGTGGTTTTTATTTTATCATATATTATAACATATGAAGTTCTTGCAGCAGCTCTTTTGAGGAAAAGCAATAAGAGTGTAAAACTATTGCAAGAACTTTTTGATTTTAATACAGAGATAGAAAAAATAATCAATAAGCTAACATTTGAGCCTCTCCCAGAAATTAAACCGGAAGAACAAGAAAAGTTAGCAGCCGAAGCCGAACCAGTAAAGCCTTCGTGGCTTAAAAAATAGAACCTGAACCGAGGAGGAACATATGAAGTTTGTAAATTTGACCGAAACGATTGTACTTCTGTATGACGATTCTAAGATGCATGGGCAGATAATGCCGGGTGGAATTTCCCTGGATATAGACGATAAAGTTGTAAAGGAATCTACCGCTATTCAGAAATTCTTGATGAATGGGATAATTAAAGAATACGAGGGAGAGAAGGTTAAAGAAAGAACCCCTCGCCTTAGCGTCCCTTCAGTTATAGCAAAAGAGTCAATAAACAGGCCAGACAGCACAATAGAGACAGTGGCGCAGCCTCCGCAGGTGAAAGTACAGGCTCACGTCGCAGCGGTTATACCAGACATAGAATCAATGGATTTTGTGCCAGGACTTGGTGACGAAGGTGAGATGGTCATTAAGAGTAAGAAAGACCCAATAGGCGGGACATCTGAAAAGATATCCACGGTTATTAAAGAAAGAACAACAAAGGCCGGTAAGGCGCTAAAGGCATCTCTGGAAAAGGCCGAAGAAGATATTATGGCTGATAGGGCAGAAAGAGAGAAGCAGGCTAACGCTCCTGAGGAAATTAAGAAATTTATAGCTCAGAAATTTATGGCTAAAAAATGGGCTATATTAAAGTCTTTAGACAAAGAGTTCCTGAAGACCATAGCAGATTATGATAGTTCTGTCGCAGCTCTTGTTGAGCAGAGATTAACAGAACTAGAAAAAAACTAAGCTTTTTAAAGGAGCTGATATGAACGTCAAAGTGAATCTCCGTGTGTATAAGAGAACAGATGAACAGATCATTTTGTTCTGGAATAATGATATGCTGAACGACGATCAGACGGGCTCCGTCAAGATTTATCTCATAGATAAGTCAGAGGAATCCGAAGATCCTAGTCCAAAAGACGTTAAGGATATGAAGGAAATAAAGTTTCTTAGCGCAGATGCAAACAAGCTTAAGGATTTGGGCACAGCCAAGAACGTTTCAATAGCTGTTATAGATCAGGCTGAAAATGGTATAGACTCGAGCAGAAGCGTACTTATTAGATTGGAGCTAGGTGTTGCTAGCAAGATAACATCTTTCCTGAGAATCTCTCCTGCCGGGGTATTGCCCATGTTTGAGAGGGATTCAAAAAATCAGCATGTTCAGTTATTTGGCTTTTGCAAGGAGAAGAACATGTGGGGGAAGGTGCCTCTTGTTAAAACAAAATCTGGCCAATACGCAATCCCTATGGTGATTATAGAAGACCAGACTAAATAAAATGGAGAGGCTATGAGTATTTCGATTTTTTGGGACATACCTGTTGCTATTATTAACACTCAGAATTTCGACAAAGTTAATATTTATAAAAGCACTGGAGAAAATTCAGATTACTCTCTATTGGTGCAAATCGATTCAAAGACGGCTGGTGCTTGGGTTAGGTCTTATACAGACATTTCCCCAGACGCTAGCCGCTCTCTTTTCTATCTCATAAAGTTTTTTGATTCAGTGGCTAATGTTGAGACACAATTTTATTTAACATTCTTCCCATTGACGCCGAAAGAGTTAAGATTAACGTCTTGGCTTCGTGGCTGGCTTCCATCAATTATGCTTCAAAATACGACCGATGAAACGTTGCGTGTAGCTTTAACAATGGCGGTACACAATTTTAACGTCTATCCCCCGGAAACTAGATTCACCATAGATAATTTTCCAGAAGAGTATCTTGGGTTGTTAATCATGCAGGCACAGATAACGTTCTGTATGTATTCATATATTGGCATAGGTATTAAAGATTTTAGTTATGGAGATCAGGGCCTGTCTCTAACAATAGACAGGGGCGAGAAGATACGCAGTGCAATGGAAGACGTTTTAAAAGTTTACAACGAACTTCTTAGCATATCTAAGCTTAATTTTATGAGCATGGGCATTGGAATGGGCACGACACAACTTCCTGTTTCGCTCGGCGGAAACCTCGGTAGAAATACACTTTCTGTGCTGGATATCTTCCAAAGCCTTGGTAGGTAAAGGGGTTTTATCGAGATAATGGATGGTACATATAAACAAAAGATAAATAAATTTATCTTCCAAAACTAGGAGACCAATATGAAATGGATAAAAAAGGCAGCACTGAGTGAGCAGGATATAGATGCAATGATTGCCAGCCTTACTGATATTAAGGTTGCAGCGTCAGGCGTGTATTCTAAATTGACAGGACTTGGCGGCGTAGAAATAGGTCTTGCCAGACAATTTGTGTCTGATGCGTCTGTTAAACTTGACGGACTCATACAAAAACTTCAGGCGCAAAAAGTGCCTGTGCAACTTGAGCTACCACTAGATTCAAATAAGCCACAATAAAGGAGACTAATATGGCAGATATCAATGAGTTAGAAAAGAGACTTGCGAAGCTGGAAGAGGGCTTTAATAAGCTCGCATCTATAATTATACAAGCGTCTGAGGAAAAGAAGGCTTCGTCAGACGTTATTCCACCTCACGTAGCTCTTGCTGGTGAGGGAGCCTCTGCTGGTTACCTGGCTTCAAATTATAACGGTGATGATGATGCTATGGAACTTGGCATGCTTATGGCCGGTGCAGATGCTGAACACGCTGCTAAAATAGAGCGTCAAGCTTCCCTGTTTAAAAATTCTGTTAAGGAACAGGAGTAATGAATTTTATCGGCGGGTTTAATAAGGTTGCTGATACGCCCGACGATAGGACTTGGGAGACTTTTAAGGGGATAGAAAGACTCAACAAGGAAATTAAAAAGATTTTGGCTGAAGCCATAGTGCAATTAGAATCCGGCAAACATAAATATAGTTCAAACTCAGAGCATATTATAGAAGAAATAGATGGCGCCGGAGATTTATCATATAATACAGTACACATAGACGCCGACGGTTCTGATTGTGATAGATGTTCTTCAGCAGCTGGCACAGATGAGCCCTTAGAGAATTATACGCATAAGGCTAGTAATATGGTGGCCACTGACTCAAAAGGGCACAAAGAACAGCTAGATGAGCCTGCACCGCTGTATATAAGAACTCACCCAGGATGTAAACACGATATTATAGTGTTTAATGACGGTGAATATCGTGAGGTATTTGAGGATATTATCTTTGATTTCTCCGGTAAAAATATAGGTACCGGTGACGCAAAAGCAATAGTTGATGCACTTATAGAAAAAATTAATAGCGGAGAAAAGGCCCCAGTTGTGCCAGATGAATCAGATGAATCAGATGAATCAGATGAGGTGGTTGAAGAAGGGGATGGGTCTGAAGAGGAAGAGAAAAACGAAGAAGAGTCTGAAGAAGAAATCCCTGGGATCTCTCAGGATTTTGAAGACGTTAACACAATGCCATCGATAGCTGATGTAGGCAAGAAGACCACGGAAATATTAAATAAGAAAGTAAAGTCTTGGCTCATAGGAAAATTATAATGGATGAATTAGATTACTTTAAGGGTGGTAAACCGAATATAGCTGATAATCCAGAGATGGATCACGGGTCGCAAAAGAGCTTAGACAGGATGGACGTGGGCCCAATAGCTAATTATTTTGCTAAGATATATGGTGTTCATCGTGCCGACTTTGACAAAATATTTAAGGGGTTGTCAGAAGAGGAATATCATTATTATGCTAAGTTAGTTAAACAAGCACCTAAAGAGGAGCCAGATGTAGAGGTTAAGGCGCCCGCAAAAATTGAACATAAAGAACCATCAAATATTATAGAGATGAGTCAACCCAATAAGGAACTAAATTCTCCAGAAGGAATAGTAGATAGAAGTAAATCTGTTCAAAATACAGAGGATAATTTTACTAAGGAAAGAGGTCCGATAAATAACCCGCAGCCTGAGGTTCTTAAACAAGAGACGTTCAACCCGGGCCCAGAGTTAAAAGCTGCTGCCTCTATAGGCAATCAAGGAGATACAAATATGAAACGCATTGTTTATGCAAGTCTAGGTGAATGCAAGGTTACGGATTTAAAGAAGGGTGATTATTTTGCATTTTTAGACAATCCTACGATCTATAAAATAACCGCCGCTGAAGACGGCGTCACCAAGGTCAGTGATGCTTACGGCGGGGATTACGCTTTTGCTAATGAAGAACTTGGCGAAGAGCGTATGGAAAAACTTCAACCAACTGAGCCTGATAAAATAGTTTTCGCCCCACTAGACCCAGTAACTAGCGTTGAAGATAATGCTAAGCAGGGTTACGTGATTTATGTAGATGCGGAAGAGCCTGATAGTTATATAGTAACTTGGGACACCGATGGCGAAAATATAGAGGAAGTGTCAGGGGAAGATATAGTTAAATTAGACACGGAAATAGATGAAAAATTAATTAAGAAGTTGCAGGGTATAAAAGAAGAATACGAGAAGACGCTGTTAGAGGTTGATGCAGAGATGGACTCAGATTCAGAAAAAGCTGTTGCCCTGGCTGCTTCAGAAAGATCTGCAGAGGTTGCTGAGTTTAGCAGGTATGTTACAGAGCATGTTGCCTTGTCAGATTTAGTCGCCAATATGGAAAGCGACATGAGTATTCAGGACGTTAAGGATTTAAAGGGTACGGCAGAAAGTTATGTGCCAGAAGTATTAGCCAGGATTGCCGGGCTAGATTTAGAGAACAATGAAGGCGTTTATATCAAGGGCGCTAGCGATGCTCTTACCAATGCTTTTTGGGCAGAAATAACCGCCCGCCCAGCAGGGCCTAAAATGGAAGCAATATTGAAGACTGTGTCAGATGGTAAAAAACAGTGGCTTGCAGAAGAGGCCGTTAAACACGCTAAAAATATTATAGAGAGTCAATACGTGGCCACAGCAAGGCCAATCGGTAATACTTCGCCGGATAATCACTTATCTGGCGAGCCCTCGTCACCCAAACTATCACCAGAACAAGATGCTAGATATCAAGAACTTGGTGGTAAAATAAATAGAACCCCAGAGGAAGAAAGAGAGTTCCAGGGTTTATATGCAAAAACTATTCAGGAATAAAATTTAAAGGAGATTAAACATGTCAGACATTCAAAACGTCACTCAAAGACAGGGGGCAACCCCAGCAGAATTAGTGGGTAGAGTGGTAGATTCAGTCACTGGGAAGGAAACTATAGTCCCTATTAAACTTCATAGTAATGGAGATGGTACGTGGTCTCTGGATATAGCTGCCACCATCGAAGGAGATGTTATAGTTGGTGCGGCCATGAATGTGAAGAATGTTGCCGGAGCCACTATTAATCCAGCCACAGAAGACACATTATCATCTTTATGCGGCGTGGCTGTAACACCCATCTGTTCTGTGACGACAGCCTCCGGTGAGATAGTTCCAGCAACGCTTGCCAAGCAGATCAAAATAAAAAATCTCATAATTAATAATGCAGGGGCCTCAGATGTTACAGTTGGGCTTATTATTACCCAATCTTCCGCTCCTGTCACAATATATTCATTTTTGTATAAACCAGGGGTTATTTATCAACCAATCACTGCGCCTGATTTTATATTGTGCGACGTAAACACTAATGTTGGTATAGCCCTTGACGCAACAGTAACGGTAAATTATCACATAGATTATACACTAGTTTAATAGGAGGTTTTATGGCAGACGTAAATAATGTAATTGTAATAAATTCTCAAATGAACAAGGCTGATGCACAGAGACTTTTGACAGCGCTTCAAAATGAAGTAGCCAATTGGGATACGATTAAAGCCAAGCAATTAGCGGATATTCAAGCAAGAATAGTTGCGCTGCAAGCAGCGTTAGTGTAAAGTCTTAACTATAGGAGCCGAAGTGAGACTAAATACAATTGATTTAATGCTTACAAATTCATGTAATTTAAGATGTGCTTTCTGTTATATAGGTCAGAATCAGCATGATATAATTTCACAAGAAGATGAGATCAAACGCAACATAGCAACATGTGAATGGGTTTTATCTCAATATCGTGTATCTATGTCAGAGGTTGACCCACAATATAGAATAATAAACTTTAATCTATATGGTGGTGAACCTACAATGGCATGGGAAAGTGTTAAAGCTTTAGTAGAATGGCGTAAAACTGTGTCAGATATAAATATTCAGATGGGCTTAGTTACTAACATGGTTTTAATGGATGAAGCTAAGATAGACTATTGTATAGCGAATAATGTAGGAATTCACCCATCTATAGACGGTTGTAAATCGGCCGAAGATATGTATAGGATAACTGCCGATGGAAGTACGGTATCTGATAAGGTATTTGCCAATGCTAAAGTTTTAACTAGTAAACTTAAAGGTCGTAGTTGCAGATCTACTATAGACCCTAAGACTGCTCCATTTATGTTTGAATCTGTTAAATTTGTAACGCAAGAACTTGGTTTTACAACAGTAAACCAAGTATTGGCCGGTGGAGTAGATTGGAAAGACTCAGATATAGAAGTTGTCAAGACTCAATCTAGATTGATAACAGATTGGTGGTTAGATCAAATGCGTGTTGGAAAACATTATTCTTTATATTATATAAGGAATATGCTAACAGGCATTTGGAATCCAATTCGCAGAAGAGGATTATGTTCAAGCGGTGTTAGTCATGCTGCTATAGACACAGATGGTAATATTTATCCATGTCATAGATTTTGCGGAGGCACAACACCTCCTGAATATTTAATGGGTAATATCCATACTGGTGGAGTAGTAAATAAAGAATTAGAAGATAAATTAAAAAATTTTGATTTAGCCAAATACCATAAAGACAAATGTAGTGGATGTATAGCAGTTAATTCTTGTATGGCTTTGTGCTTACATGAGATGATGTTAAATGGAAGTATGTTTGAGCCTTTACCTCATTATTGCAAACTGTGGCCGTTTTATTATGCAGAAGCAATGAGAGCACACGCAATAATGGACGCAGAGAGAAATCAGTTGTATTACCAAATCTATCGTCCAAGACCTGCTCAAAATCAGGTTAGGAGAAACTAATGGCCTGTGTAACAAACGATTTAGTATATGGCGGACCTTGTAGTTATTGTGACCAAGGCCCCTGCATTTTCTGTGACCAAGGCCGTTGCTCTTCTTGCGACCAAGCCACCTGCTACTCTTGTGACCAAAGCACTTGCAGTGTTTGTGACCAAGGTAAATGCTCTGCTGGAGACAATGGCTGTTGTAATTATTTAGATGCAGGTAAGTGTAGTTTATCAGATTCTGGAATATGCTCTGGAAACGATTCTGGTAAATGTAGTAATGGTGACCAAAATTTTTGTAGTAATTGTGACCAAGGACGTTGCTGGAATGGAGATGTAGGCCCTTGTGTTGGTTGGGACATCGGCCCCTGCTCGTATTGCGACCAAGCCTCTTGTTCTGTCTGCGACCAAGGCCCCTGCTCTTCTTGCGACCAAGCCCGTTGCTCTTCTTGTGACCAAGCTCGTTGTGCTGGCTGTGACCAAGGCCCCTGCTCTTCTTGTGACCAAGCCGCTTGCCCACATTGTGACCAAGCCTCTTGTTCTGTCTGCGACCAATGGTCTCACTGCCCTAACGACATCGGCCCCTGCTCGTATTGTGACCAGGCTTCTTGCACAGGATGTGACCAAGGGAAATGTTCAGGTTGTGACCAGGCTTCTTGCACAGGATGTGACCAAGGGAAATGTTCAGGT